ATGAACGTTGCAGCTGAGACTGATAACGAGTGGGCTGGTCTACGTGCAATTATGATGGAGCTTCACGATATGGCACGCAAGACTGAGGCTTGTGTCTTGGTATTGCACCACGTATCTGAACAGACAGAGTATGGATCACCTACTAGGCCATCTCATAGACGAGCTATCCAAGGCAAGGTAAGTCAATTACCGGCACTGATACTTACTCTAGGTTATGATGCTATCAACGGTGAGTTAAACATAGCTGCTGTTAAGAATCGGTTTGGGCCACACACAGCTGATGGCAGTGACTACATAACACTTAACGTGAACTATGGTTCCTGCCAGATATCAGATAAGAATGCCTTTGGAGCTATGCTTGGACGAGATGCACGCATCGGTTACACTGGCCCATATGTAGTACCAGAGTACGACGAGTACGGAAATGAGATAAGCAATGGCTAACACAGAGATGCAACATTTAAGAAAAGAAATCAAGCAACTCAAAGCTGATATGGCTAACCTTGTAATGGCTTTGATTGAACTTAAGGTCTTCAAGATCAAGATTGATGAAGATGGTAACGCTGTCTACGATACCGGTAAAGATGGCAAGTAGATACGACAGAGTAAAGGGCGCAGTCTTCGAGACTGACGTAATGAAATTCTTGCGAGGTGTACCAGGTGTCCTGGCGGAACGCCTGACTAAAGCCGGAAGCAAGGATGAAGGGGACCTAGTATGTATAGTTGCGGGAAAGACTTACATCCTAGAGTTAAAGAACAGGAAGTCCTTGAACTTACCAGAGTTCTGGGCTGAGGCTGAGGTTGAGGCGCAGAACTATGCAAAGGCGCGGGGTATTGGGGAAGTGCCACCGGCTTATGTAATAGTGAAGCGTCGCAACTCCAGCATTTCTAAAGCGTGGGTAATTTGCTCACTCGAACAATGGATTAAGGAGAAGGAGTAATGGCTAGTGCCATCAGACCTCTTCGCAGTAGACGGCGTACCGCACAGCGTGGTAAACCGATGAGTCAATCCCAGAGATGGGGAAAGGTAGTAACGACAATGCCAGTACCAGAAGGAGTAATCAGTACATCAACAGGTCCAGTGGACCCAGCTGTTGAAGAAGTAGTGGAAGAAGAACTACCAGTAGAGGAGCCAGCAGATGAATGAGGATAAGTTTTCAAGGATAATTGCAGACCTTTTAATTGAGTCAGAGGATTCAGAGAATCCAGATCCTCAGCACAACGCTTACAACTGGGGTCTTGTACACGCAGAGATGGCTTTGCGTGGGGTGCCAGTCAACGTGATTAAGAAACTTCAAAAGCGATGATATGCAACGCTTGCCAATACAAGATGCACCGACAATGTAAAGGATGCCCGTGTCAACATCAGAGTGGTCCAGGTCACGTAAATCCAAAGGCTTTAAGGGGGACGTTGACGCTAACTCCATCCCAATCGGACCCATTGTCACCTACTTCGGAGGCGAAGTCAGGGATGGAAAGTCAGCATCGGTAAGGTGCTGTCTTCACGCTGACACTCGCAGGTCAGCTGTCATTAACACGTACGATAACTTGTACTACTGCCACACCTGTGGCAAGGGGGGCAATGCGGCTAACCTTGTCTGCATACTAGAGAATTTGGAGTTTAAGGATGGCCTCAAACGCGCAATCGAAATTGCTGCTGGAAGCGGCGCAACGGTACGCTCAGGAAATAAGTCCGGAGGCAATCGTCGCGCTACTAGAACGTGGGATCTCTGAAGAGGTAGCAGCTAGGTTCCAGCTTGGCACTATCACTGACCCTATCAACGGTCACGAGATGTACGAGGGATGGATTTCTATTCCATACATCACTGCTATGGGTCACTGCGTAGGCTTTAAGTTCCGTAGGTTAGATGATGGTAAGCCTAAGTATGGTAGCCCAGTAGGGCAGAAGGCACACCTATACAATGTCACTGACATACTACTTGCTAGTCCTTATGCTGTGGTCTGTGAAGGTGAGCTAGATACAGTCATTACAAGTGGTGTACTAGGTATCCCAGCTGTTGGTGTACCTGGCGTACAGGCTTGGAAGCCACACTTCAGTAAGCTATTCAACGGTTACGACACGGTGTATATAGTAGGAGATAACGACATTAAAGAGGATGGTTCCAACCCAGGTGCTGAGTTTGCTAAGCGCGTGGCGTCCGAGATAATGAACTCATCTATTGTTACACTACCTCCAGGGTTAGACATCAACGATTACTACTTAGCACACGGTGCAGATGCAACACGCACGTTGCTGGTAGGTGAGAGAGAATGAGAGAAGACGAATGGCTGAATATCATAACGCTACTCCACGAGGTTGGGTTCCAGATCATCCAGCAGGACAAGGCGCAACAGTTAATAACGGTACGCCCGATACAGGTAAGGTGAATCAGTTTGCAGCAGATATGTGGGAAGTCTTCGACTCAGCGGGTAACTTACTCCTTAGTAAGCACAAAGATTACGGTCCGACAAACATCAGTAAGTCACCAGGTGGTCCACTCAACGGACTGCGCGTGCGTATGTGGGACAAGACAGCAAGACTCAACCACCTCATTGACTCAGGTGTTGCACCTGAAAACGAAAGCTTACGCGATTCCTTCATAGACTTGTTGAACTACTCAGCTATTGCGCTGATGGTACTTGACGGTAAGTGGCCCAATGACTGAGGTTCATCCCGTCATCTATGACTTGGCACCTAGTGTTGCGCGTAGCATATTCAATAGGTATGGCAAGTGGGTAGATCGTGATGACATTAAACAAGAGTGCATAGTGTGGGCTATGAACAGAACAGCTTGGGTTAATGAACAACTCAACGAACCTGATACTGAGAAGCGTAAGCATAACGAACAGAAGTTAGCGTGGCAGATGGCTCGTCACGCTGAACGCTATGCTCGCAGGGAGAAGGCAGTACGCTCTGGCTATCAGCCAGGTGATGAAGCCTTCTATCAGATAGCTACCCTTGCTACTCTATTACCTTTTGTTATTGCATCAGTGCTAGATGGTACGGTACTTGAGCCAGCACAAGAGATGATATTAGATGGCCAACCTAAAGGTTCATCTAGTCCAGCTGAAGGTGGCGCACTCATTGCTACCTTGATGGATATAAAGATTAAGTTTACCGAGTTAGATGCAGAAGATAGACAGGTACTTACGCTGCGCTATCACGAACAGATGACACTAGCTCAGATAGGTGCAGTCCTTGAGTGCCACGCTACCACTGCAGATCGTAGATGCGACCACGCACTGCGTGAGCTGAACAACTTACTCGGTGGACGGAGTCCATACCAGTGAAGGAACAAGACTTGTTCGACAAGCTGAGGGAATCTTTATACCCTGACCTTGAGAAAGCGCCAGGTATCTATGATGCCTTCGACTGTATCAGTGCTAAGGCTGGTCACTACATCGAACTGAAATGTCGCTATACCCATTATGATACGCTACTTATAGAAGAGATGAAGTATAAGAAGCTCATCACTCAGTCAGCTGAGCGTGACCTTATCCCTTACTATATCAATAGCACACCGCAAGGTATATACTCCTTTGATCTAATGGATGTACCTGAACCTGTGTGGGTAACACACCGTATGCCTGCCACCTCAGAGTTTTCTAATCGTATGAAAGTAAATAAGTTAGTAGGTTACTTAAGCATAAGCGAGGCGGTCAAGCTATGATCTATGAGTATCAGTGTCCACAAGATAGCACCATCGTATCTGTTGAGCGTAAGATGAATGACCCAGAGATAGTACCTATCTGTAGCAACTGCAAGGGTAGCCTCACTCGTGTGTGGTCCACACCTAGTATTGTATTCAATGGCCCTGGCTTCTACAGTACGGATAACCCTAAATGACTGACTATCCTAACTGGTTCCTTCAATCAGCTTGGTATAACTTCAAGCCATTACTAGAAGAGTTCATAGGCAAACCTAAGCTTCGCTTCTTGCAACTCGGTGCCTTCACTGGCGACGCCAGTGTGTGGATGTGCGATAACATTCTTACTGGTACTTATTGTTACCTTACCGATGTAGATACTTGGAAGGGTAGTGATGAGCCAGCTCATAAGGATATAGATTTTGTTAGCGTCTACGATACTTACCGTAGAAAGACAGATCATTACTCGCAGATACTACGCGTTACATCTACCACTATGGACTTTCTTAATCGTCCTAACAGAGATGAAATCTTTGACTTCATATATGTAGATGCAGACCACACCACCGTAGGTGTGCTGCTCGATGGTGAACTGAGCTGGCCACTGCTTAAGTCCGGTGGCATTATGGCATTCGATGATTACACTTGGGGCCACGAGTCAGGTGATCCACGCCTTGCACCACAGGTAGGCATTGACCTCTTCCTCCACCGTCACCAAGGTGAGTATGAACTACTAGCTAAGAACACTCAGGTGTGGCTACGCAAGAAATGAAAAACCCCGCCAGCGAAAGAGGGTAACTCTGGCAGGGTCGTTCACTTAGGAGGGCAATGCCCTCAAACTATAGCATATCTGTATCAGTACCAGCCGAATCTGTCAGAGTGTCGTAAAGCACGGCACGCAGATTTTCCGTAGCGAGCATCAAGGTAGCGTAGGCCGTGAAGGATTTGCAGTTCAGGCTCTCGACTTCTCTCTCTAAGGAGTTGAGCAATTCCATAAGCTGAACTTCCTTGCTGGTTCTTGGCCAAGTGGTCAAACCTGCTTTCACGGGTCCATAGGGTGAGCAGGCACGCAACTTCCTTTCCCGAATATCCGAGAGCACGACTATATTTTCTTGCGATTCTTCGATTCTCATTCTTCTCCTCCATAGTAGCTTTGGTGCGCTCCGTTATCACAGGGATCAACGGCTCCCTCGGTGGCGTCTTTGTATGATTGAATGCCGTTAGTATTGCCAGTAATATCAAGCCAGCGCTTACCCATTTTTTCATCGCTCTCCTTCTCCCTCTCCAGTAAATAGAGATACTCTTCCAGGTGAGCCTTGGCTAACTTAGCCAGCGCCCTATCCCGGACTCTCCGATAGTTGCGTTGCGATACAAGCTGGCGCTTTGCCAGCTCAATCCTCTTCTCGATCTCGTTCATCTAAACTCCAGTCATATAGTAAGAAGGCTATCAGCCCTGCGAGTATTATCCAACCCATTACCAGGCCGACTTCTTGTACGGGTTATCCCCGTTGGTGTGTGTAAGTATCGTGTTGCACCCTTCGCAGTAATGGCAGTTGGTTCAGGCAGTCTGATCATCAGCAATACACTCCATATTGGAGCAATACTCTCGCTTACGCGTATCATCTAGGCAGTTGATACAAGGCTTCACCCCGTCCACCCTGCCCTCACCGCACCGATTAGCTTAGTTATATCTATCTGCTGCCCGATAATATGAGCGTCCTCTTCCCCGCTCTCCCATAGGGTCACGATTAGGCGTGAGCCAGGTGGCGCTTTGCGCCATTCTTCCACCACTTGCCACTCTTGGCCACCACTCCATAGATCCTCTTCCTCGTGCGTTATTTGATAGAAGTTCACGGTCATAACCTATCCTCGCAGTCTCTATTCATAGTGTCTCCACAACTAGGGCAAACTAGGCGATAGCACTCCACTTCGTGGCCTTCGATATCGCAGTCTTTCCACTCCCACTCTTCTCTATCTACACATTCACTCATCTTCTTCCTCTCCCTCTTCTGTGTTAAATATGCGCGATAGCGCACTATTGGCCTTCTCCAGCGTGGCAATAGCTTCCGCCAGCTCCCTATCCATAACCTCTTTCATACTCATATCTCTACCCTTTCATATATATCGTTAAGAGTTGCACCTTGCCACTCTCCACACCCTTCGCATACAACGTCACCAATACCGATATTAAGCACCATATAATCACCGCTACCGCACTTAATGCAAAACCCTAATTCTTCAGTCATATCTTGCACCCGCACTCGCTAATAATCGTTAGATGATCCCCGCAGATAGGTGTGTTATCCCACTCGCAACACGCCCCGCAAAATTGGTTGCCACACTTAGCGCAGCCACCACTCTCTTTTACTATCGTGTCGTCGCATTGCTTACACTTACTCAATTTATATCCCCCTCTACCTTAGCCCCGCAAGAGTCGCAAGTAGCTAACATAAGTCTAACTACCC